TTCAGATTTTCTTTTTTAAAAATATTTTTTGGTTTTTCTATTAAAAAATCAATGTATTGTATTTTTAAAGCTTCTTTTTGGGCCTCATCATTTTTTCATTCAGAAATATATTTTAAGACTAAATCTTTTTTAATTTCTTTTTCTTCTTCCAAAATACTTATAAATACCTTCCAACCAGAACTTGAAATCATATCTTCTAAATATTCTTTTTCTATTGTTTTTAGTTCCATTTTTTTAATATTAAAAGATAATTTCAAACCTACTTGGTTTGTTAAATTTCCTTTGAAGAAATTTTTTTATTTCTTCACTTTCAAAATTCATACTACTTAAAAATTGTTGTCATTTTTTTATCATAAGGGATCAATTATTATAATATTTACAATCATTTAATATTTCAGATCATAAATAATTATATGTAATTAAATCTTCTCAAGTAATATTATTCTCAATACAATACACACTTCTCTTAGCGATATCTCCTAAATTATATTCGAGAAGTATTTCTCTCATTTTTGATCTATTATAGATAATAGGAGTATGAGTTTCAAAACATCCTATATTTCCAAGATGAGAATATTGCCTCATAGTTCTTTCAATAACTACTCAATGTTGTGTAAGTGGTCATTTACTCTTTAAAAATTCCAAATATTCACACATGTCTCATTTTTTGTAATATCAAAGATTTTCTATTTTTTCCAGAAAATAAATATCATCTGCCATAAAAACAAAATCTTCACTGATATCATTATTTTCACAAATATGAAGTAGTTTTTTTGAAGTGTTGTAACTTCAAAAAGGAACTATACTATCATCAAACTCTATATGAACTACATTCTGAATCCAAGATGGTTTGTGTCAAATAATAAAAACTTTATCAAAAATAAAATTTTCCTCTAAACTTCTTAAAGAATACTTTAATTCTTCATTATCTTCATTTTGAATTATTGGGTAAACTACATCCATATTTTTATAATTATACATTTACATCCATATTTGAACTAATATTATTTGCTCCATTTTGTTGTTGTATGAGATTATTTCAAGCTTGTGCTTGTGCTATATTTTGCATATTTGTCATATTATCAGAAGCTCATCATTGTAGACTTGGTTGTCTTTGTAACATCATCCTTCTGATTGCTTGAGCTTTCATATTTGCACGAGTAGGAAGTCATTGTTGATATATAGTCAAATACACTCTATGATCTTCATTTGGATCTGGTGGAGAGATATCTTTATTTTCATTCAAAAGCTCTAATTGTTCCCTTGCTCTTAATTCATCAACAGAAAGAGGAAATCTTGCAAGTATTTCATCTTGCTCCATTCAAGCTAATTCCCAATAATCTCTCATTGCAATTATTTGTTCTGACTGACTCATATATGGCATACTCATAGGAAGTAGCACTGTCATTTGAGCAAATTTCTCACTATTTCTTGCTTTTTTTTCTGCTTTAGATTCAACATAAACTTGAAATTCAATGAAATCCCTGCTAGTAATATCATTTCTTGTAATAACTAAAAAATCAGTAGCATATTTATGTTTAATAGATATGTTTTTCTTTCACACAAAACAATACCTATAATATCTTTGGTAAGCAAGCCAAAAGCCTTCATCACTCAAAAGTAAAAATCTTGAAATAGTTCAAAATTTCCCGTTTGCATTCATTTGAAGTTGTTGCATTTCTCATTTAGTAACTACCTTTCAAGGCTGAACTCATTGCACGATATCTGGGACAGCTGTTGATTCTTGTAAAAGATATCTTAATTGTTGTATTCAAGCATCTGCCTTATAATTAGTTCACTCTTTTGGGATAGTATACACCATATTTGATAAATTATCTCATGGTTCAGGTTCTACAGGTATATTATTTCCACCTATTTGTTGTTTTTGTAAATCCTTGAAATCTATCTTTGTAATATCAATAATCCTATCTTCTCATAATACATCCTTTTTTGCCTGTATCAGCATAAGATTTATTATTTGAGATAAGAATTTTTGATATTCCGCTCATAAATCTATCAAATCAGCTCCAACTCTTCCAGGAATAGGATATGGTTGAAATACAGTCACTCAAAAATCCTCTCAAATAGCACTATCCAAATCAAATTCTTCTATTTTTATTAAAAGTCATACCTCATTTGCCCAAGTAGTTACATAAATTTTATCTTCATATTTTGTATAATGATTATAGAGAGTTACTCTATCATCTGCCTCATTATCAGCTTTTATAGAAAATCTATCTATATATTTATCATCTCTTTGTAATTCAGTGAGCAAAGTTTCTTTAAAACATCAAAAATATCTTCTTAGTTCTCCACTAAACTCATACGGATCCAAAATACAAGACAGAGTTGGTATATATTCCAAAATTGGCCTATTATTTTTTTTATCCCACCCTTTTATGCGATTTACTCATACTCAATAAATCACTCCATAAAAAACAAGAATAAAATCATATAAATGTTTTCTCATTTTTTTATAATCAAATTGAGCGAGTTTATTATATGTTTCAGCAACATATTTTCACTCTGGACCAGTAGAAGAAAAAACAACTTTTCTCTCATCTATATAAAAAATAGACAATAAAGTTTGGAGTATAGACCAAATACTTCTAACATGAATTTTTTTACTTGATTTTTCTCATAATAAATATTTTGCATTATCTCTCTTTGGAGCTATCCAAGTATTATGAAATGTCAGTCATTCTTCATACTCTCTTTTTATTTGAGATTTTATTTTTTCTAGTTTTTCTGGAGTCATTGATTCTGGAAGTTTATGTAAATCACTTTGTAACATAATTTTTTATTATCAAATAATATTTCTTATTATAATTTTTTAAAACCTTTTCAATATTTACTTTTACCCCCTTATATGGAGGTTTTTTAATAATAATCCTCATAATTTGGGCGAAATATTTTATTTTTTGGTTTTGGTTTAGGTATTTCAATATCAACTCAAATATAAAATGTTAAACTCAAAGCATCTGCATAATCAGGACTTTTATATCAAAGTTTTTTCATATCTTTTTTAGACATAATTTGAATTTGATCTCTTAGAGTTCTACAATATCTAATATGTTCCAACTCTTTCCAAGCACTATGTGTTCCAAGCAAAGCTCATCATTCAATCCATTTTTTAAGCCTCCAATATAATAATGCTCTCATATTTAAAATCCTTTGTCATTTCTCAACAATATCTTCATCTTGTCCTGTAACTTTATTTTTAACTTTTGTACTTCATACATAAATAGGAGTTGTTTTATATCAAAGTAAAGCAAGATGCATTGCAACATTCGCTCACACTCAAAAGTTATCAATAACCACATCTTCAGCTTTCACTCAAAATTCGTTCATAATTGTAAGAGTTTTTTGAGCAATAGTTTTTTCGTCACTCGTTTTTTCACTTCATACAACAATAGCTGAAGATGAGTCTCTTAAAACCCAAGTTGTTAAATCTTTTCATTGTCAAGCACAATCCACTCATAAAATTTTCCTTGTTCCATAAAGTTTTAAATCTGGTTGTTGTCTAATTTTATCAGAAGTAAGTAATTGAACATATCACTTATCATCCAGTACATCTTCTCTTGGAAATTTTCCAGCGACTCTTCTTCTGTATTCATCAGAGTCTTTTCAATATTTATCAATTATTTTTTGTGGGTAATCTCAAGTTATAGGACTTTCTTCTCCATTGAAATGTAAATTCCCAAAATTTGGATCTCAAAAACTATCAAAGAAATATCAAATATTTCTAATAGGATTTCAAATTAAAATAAGTAAACTAACCTTTCAAGTTAAGTTTGATATTCAAGACTCAAATATTTCTTTTGAAATTCAAGAAGCCTCATCAGCAATAAGAGCAATATTCTCTGCATGTAATCAAGCTAAAGCCTCTGGATTTTCTTTTTTTCAAGTTTTACATCTTGCAAACCACTCATCTTCGGCTCAAACTACTCTCAAATAATCTTCTGTTTTATTAAACATTGATTTTATCTCTTCACTTTGAATAGCAGAAAGACTTTTTCATACCTCAGAGAAAAGAGAATCATATAAAGTTTGACTATCTGGAGCAGTAAGTCATATTTTACTTTTGAAAAAACAAAACAAAAACCAAATAATTATTTTTCATAATATACTTGATTTTCATATTCAGTGACCTGTTTTAATTGATATTTGATTCGGTCAAACTCAATTAACTGCATCTTTGATTGCTTGCAAAATTAAACATTGTTGCCAAGTTACATGTTTTCAAAATTCAAACTTTTCAAACATATAAAGCTTTAACTCATCCAATACTTCAACATCTTCTTGACTTCTTTTTATTACATCAAAATAAAACTCCTCATATTCAGGAAGGATTTTTTGTGGAATAAGATTCCAAATATCTTCTATAAATATAAATGGATCTTTTCTCCAAATATTCAATATTTCTTTATTTGATAAATCTGTCATTTTTTTGTCAATAGTTAAAAATATATATTTAAAGCTAATTTTATATTTTTACTTGAAGCAAAACCTCGTGTTTTTTCTACTTCAATATTGTATAATATATTTTTATCCTTCTTCTGATTTCTTATGTAAATCAACTAATGAGAAAGTTCATTTTAGTTCTATTTTATCAGTAATTCTGCTTTTTAATTTATTATATTTTTCAATAGCATTCAAACTATCAGAATGTTTTCAAGTAAATAGTATTTCAGCTAATCTTGAATCTACTTTTTTATTATTTAACATCTGATTTAGAAGTTTCTCGTTTTCATTCTGTATCTTAGTTAATCTTAGTAATTTACTTGCATTCACAGAACAAAGATTATAAGCTTTATCATATTCAGAAGATCAAGGAATTTCATCTCACATGATATCTTTTGCTCTTACTATACTTTTCTCACTTAATCAAATTTCATAAGCTTCATCATATGCTAAGGTTCAATTAAATCTTAATTCATCATTTTTTACATAATGAAAACAAAAAAGTTTTTGTTTTGGAGTTAATTTTTTTTCTTTTTTATCAAACTCCATATCTTCTATCATCATATTTTATTGGTCAGAATATAAAATCAGATCATCACTTTGACTTTCTATGTAAAGAGTTTTATTCAGCTTATCAAAAAAATGGTATCATACTATTTTTCAATTCAGCACTATTTTGATAAGTTTTTTTCTATTTCTCGCTTGGTCTGAAGCTCTAACACTTTTATATCATTTCTTAAACTTAAAATCTTTTAAACAAGAAAACAGTGATGATTTATTAATTTTTCAATTTTTAATTATCTCTTTTTTATTTACTGTCATATCTTTAAATTAAAAATTAATTAAAGTATTACTCAATTTTTTTCTAGTCTTTCTCTAACTTCCTTAATGCTACATGCAAAAAATCAAATTCATCAATTTTTTATAATATCGTCTAAAAATTCTCTTTGTTCAACTGCATGTAAATATCTTTTTGGATCTTTCACTCTATAAATAGCTTTTGCATATTCTTGTCTCAAAGTTTCAATATCTCTATCAAAAAAATTCATTTCACTCGGTTTTTTTACTTCGATAGCAATATATTTTCATTGGTAAAGAGCTGTAATATCTGAAATACCATTTCTGATAAAATTGCTTTTGTTTTTTTGGTAAAATCATTTATTTTGGTTGAAAAAACCTTTGATATCATTCTTCCGAGCTAATACTCATGTTTCTAAAAAGAAACATAATATTTCTGCTTCGATGTTTTCTTCTTTTTTTTCAATTTTTAACATAAAAAAACCACTAGAATTTAAAGACATAAAAAAATATATTTCTATATTTCTTTAAGTGTCTAAAAACTCTAATGGTTCTTAGTAGTATAAAATAAAAAAAAGAATACGAATACCACTTAATTTATAAATACATTTTATGTATTTTTATATGAAAATCAAGCTATTTTTAAGGTAAATTTTCAAACCTTTCTCACTCATGTATTTCTTGGATATTATTCCAGTTTTTATAGTAGTCTGTATTTCAATTTTCTTTCTTAATTTTTGCTATTCCATCAGTAATTTCAATAGATTTTCATTTTACCTTTATAGGTTTTGCTCCTACTAGGTAGATTCTGAATTGTTTCATAATTATATCTTCATTAAAAAATAAATAGTGCTTCTAAAATAATAATCCAAAGATAATATTTTTGTCTTTTTTGTAATATTTTCACTTTTTCTTGCTCTTGATTTGTAAAAAACTCTTGAACTCTTTGTGAATTTTTTGAAAAATCTAGTAAATATGATTTTTCCAACAATCTCTCTTTGTCTCTTGCTTTTTCTTTTTCTAACTCTAGTACTTTCTTTTTTAAATATCTATTTTTTTCACTCAACATAATGTTGAGGTTTTTAAAATTTGTCATAATCTAAAAAAATAATCAAATAATAAATACTACTATTAATATCAATAGAAATCAGAGTAAGAAAAAAGCAAATCATTTTTTAAGACTTGCTTCTTTTTTTTGAGCATAAATTATTTCTTTTGCTCTTTTTTGTTCGTGTAATTTCCAAAGTTTTTTGGAATCTCTTTTCTTACGTTGTTTTTTCATAATTTATTTATTAGGTATTAAATTATTTAAATAATCTTCTCATTTTTCAGAAATTGATGTAAATCTTCAAACATAGGGACTTCATTCACAATCGCAATGATTTTGATTTTCTGATAAAATACAATTACATCAACTTCAACCATATCATTTAATTTTTGTAAATCATAATTTTTTAAATTTCTTGAAAATTTTATTGATTCAACTTTGAGTAATTGATAAATCTAATATGATAAAATTTTTTTTCATTCATGTCTTTATTTTTTGCAAAACCTGACATTCAAGGTCTGATAAAATTTTTTCTCTTGTTATCATCTTGTAATTTTAAAGAATAAAAAGAATAAAATAACATAAAAAATACTTGCTCTAATAGTATTTTCCATAAATCTAAAATCCCAAGTAATATATGCCATTACCCAAGATATAGTAGTAAAAAAACAAATACCTCATATAATCATTACAATTATAAAATAAACTGGATTATCAACATTTCTAAGTTCTATTTCTATTTCTCTCATGATGACATATTAGCAATTAAATCTCACACGGTTTGTTTTTCTCATCAATAAAGATTTTTTAAATCTTCTTTTGAAAAAAATACACCAATGGTGTATTCTGTAATATTTTCACTTCTGTTTGTTTCTTTTCATTTTAAAAATTTTACTTTTTCATAATCTATAAATCATGATTTGTAAAACTCTCATAACTCTTCAATAATTCATAATTCTAATAATTTACTTTTTACTTCATTAGCATAAGGTAAATTAGAATTTAAGAATCAATAATTTTTTTCAACTCCCACTTCTATAAAATTTACTGTTAGATTTGCTATCTTTCAGTCTTCATTTTCAAAAATTAAAGCAATTCTTCAGTTTCAGTAATTAGTAAATTTTAAATCTCCTGTATGTTTTCATAAGGTTATATTTTTCATATCTGTTATTTAAAAATTAATATTTTTCTTCTTTCCATTAACTAAGAAAATATCTTTACGAGGATGTAAGCATATTTTTCTTTCTACAGGTCCAGGAAGAATTAAAAAATTGTTATAGAGCGAAAAATATGAAATCTCTCTATCAAAAAAAGGCTTCTCATTTTCAGCCTCTTGAATAGTAAGTGTCATATTTTTTCACTTTCTTATTTTGTAGATCATAACTAAATCTTATTTGTAGTTTCAAATGAAAGTTTTGCTTCATTAAGTCAACTATCTATCCAAGTCATTCACTCTTTTGGTGTTTCAATAATATCTATTCCAAGAGCCTGATTAAGAC